AAATTTATACCGTCATTAACTGACTTTATCGCGTTTTCGCAGTATATGTCGTAATCGTAGGCAAAATCTGCTTTAACTTGTTGCGCTGCGCTATCTATGTAAATACTATCTATATTCCACTCATCAATTTTTTCTTGTATTACGCTAGCTAGTTCTGAGGTAGTAGATTCACTAGATACATATTCATCTAAAATATAGTAGTTTTCGCCATCAAAACCTATAACTACAAAAACGTTATCATCTCTATAACCAACGTCTAACCCAGCTAATATTTCTACAAACCTAGTAGTTCTAAAGTCGCCCTGATGTTTATCCTCATCTATTCCTTCAAATATCTGTGCTTCCGTAGTAGTCCACTCACACTCATACTCTTGCGCATACAAAGCTCTAGTCATAGACTGTTTAGCTTCATTAACATCTTTTTCAGAGAGTAAAGGATTAGATCTCCAGGTAAATACAGCGGAACCCCACTCATCAAAATCGTTACTCTGACCTCTCATATAGTAGTCATATAAGTAATTACCTTTACCTCTGGGTGTAGAAATCCACAAACATCTAGAGTTTCTAAATGTAGATAGAGCAGGTCTTAAGTCTCTAATATAATACTCATCGTTAGGTATAATAGCAGCTTCGTCTATTATTAGTAGGTTAGCAGCGCGACCGACTAGCGAATCTCTATTATTAGCAGATAAAAGTCTAAACACAGAGCCATTAATTAGTTTAACTATTTTGTCTTTTTGATTATATTGTTCTGTCTCTACTCCTAATTTTTTAATTAAGTCAGTAGTATAATCCCAAATAATAGAAGATAAATTATAGTTAGGAGCAACAACCATCACTTGCTGATTAGGCTCAAGTAGCTTGGCAAAAGCTAAAATTGCTGCTGCAAAAGATTTACCTGTACGTCTACCAGCTACATGAACCCAAAATCTTTTAGATTCTAATCCATCAATCATAGCTCTTTGACCCTCGTTAAAAGTAACAGGAACAGGTAACCGTTCTAGCAGCTTTTCTACAGGTATTTTAAAAAATTTTTCTGACATATATCCTCAAGTAAAAAAGTATCCAGCTATTGATGTAGTACCTATAGTTATAACGATCCATATAAGCTTACGTATATTTTCAGTAACCTTATTATTATCTTTAGCTATTTGTTTTACTGCGCTTAGCTCTAAATTTAAATCATCTATCCTACTAGAGTGTCTATTTAGTCTCTCTACAGTAGTATTTCTGTCTGATTCTATTGATGCTATTTTTTCTTCGGTTCTTGCTAGACTAATCATAGCATCAGATAGTTTATCTAGTTTTCTTTCTACTCTATCAAATCTATCGTTTAAGTCTTGTGCAGGTATAACATTTATATTTTGTTCAGACATTAAGTTCTCCTAGTGCAGTAGCTGCAAAAGTATATTATAAGCTATTATATAACATCAATTATATCATGTCCAAATTTAAAAAATTAATTAGTAGTAATATTGTAGTTATGGCAAAATAATTAATTTAACAAAGACTTACGTTTAAAATGATAGTCACCATCTACATCAGTTTTACAAAAGTTAGTTACCAAGCTAAAACCTATACTATCTAAATAAGATATGACTTCAGCAACTTTAGGGGCCTTATCGTTATAGTTTTTGTGCTGAGCCTCTAAAATTATATTGTTAACACTTTCTAGTGTAAAACTAGCCCCTCTTAAGATGTCTAGTTCCGCACCTTGAACATCTAGCTTTAGTAAGTCGGGGGTTGGCCAGTTATTATTTTTTACTAAACTATCTAGAGTAATAGTACTTCTTTTAGTTGCGTGGCTTTCGCTATACGCAGAACTATTTTCTTTGTAGTAGCTGTTACCTCCAGGATTGTGGCTATCTTCATAAAATTTTACTTGTTTATTATCTATATCAGATAGTACGGATATTGAATAAGGGTAGTTAGATTGTTTTAAGTATGGCTCAACAGATCTAGTAGCGTCTATCAAGTAAAAACTAGCAGTAGGCCATGATTCTTTAGCTTTTCTAGTCCAGTGAAGTAAACTCGCTCCTATATCATACACAACTAGGGGTGCTTCAATACTGTTTAAGTACTGAGCATGTTTTGTAGGTAGTAAATCTGCTTCTGCAACTTTATCTAAATGACTTTTGTTATCTACAGTATGCTGTATAGTACCTACATGATTACATTTAATAGATACGTCCGCCCAAGCACTAAAATTAGCAGCTCTTGCTTTAGCACAGAAAAATATATCTTCAGAGATAGTACTTGCATGATTTATAGCAGACGAATAAACAAAATGAGGGTAATCTAATGTTCTATATACGTCAGAGTTTACTAACACTGCGCCAAAACCACAAGCTGCTATTCTTATAATTTCTAAATGGCTAATAGCACTATAGGGTATATTCTCTACGCCGGATCCTGCGTCTTGATATATTTCTAAAATATGCTGACCTGGCTTGCGCTGTATATAAAGACCCGAAATAATAGGTTTATTAGCGCGTAACATCTTTACTAACGCATCATTCGGTAGAATGATATCCGAATCAACATGTAACACGTAGTCATAGCGCTTACCCCAATCAGCTATTAAATTTCTTACTTGATCAATTTGATAGCCGTAGAAAAACTGCAACTCAGTGCTAAAATTTGGAGGAACTATTAAGTCATAAATAGATTTCATGGTTTCTGTTTCTACATATTTATTAGTAGGTACAGCAATTAATACTCGTTTCATGTGTATCTTATAACCGCATTTCTCATTTGTTCTTGTGGCCTAACCTTGTAGTCGTTAATAGGGTTTTTATCATTATAAACTGCAACAATTTCTTTTACTGCTTTTGGGTTTTTAGCTCTTGATATTGTCTCATAAAATAAGGGATTATCGGCTCCAGCTAACATCCATTCACCATCTACTTTAAAAGCTGCGTCATCTAAATCTAAAGCTATTGCCCCAGAAAATGTTCTAAGATGAGTGTAGGGTACTAGCCAATTAAATTTATGTTTATGATAATCAATTGTATTTTCTGGGTAGTCTTGTGCAACTAAGGGGATATTGTCTGCTAAACTCCACATAGACCCATAAGTAAAATCTATATTTTTATATAAATTATTATAAAAGTGAAAAATTGAATTGTTAGGAACAAGCCAATCATCACCATCTAAAAGCATAACAATATCGTCAGGTTGAACATAGTCACTAAAAGCTTTAATTTGGTTTTTAATAGCTCCTTGCCTGCTAGTATTATTATAAACTACAGTCTTATCAGTAGCTAAGCTACTAAGAACTTCTAAGCTATTATCTGTTGAAGCATCATTTATAAGTATGTGAATGTAGTTATCGTAGTCTTGTTGATTAACAGACTGAATATGGTTAGTTAAATAGTCTTGAGCATTATAAAAAGGAGATATTACTACAATACGACGTTGTTTTCCGTAAGAACGGTATATACGTCTATCTTCTATATTATTAAACCGTCTATTAAATACTCTAGACACTGTATCATTTATAATAGAAACTTGTCTATATTTTTCAACTGGAAATGGTTTTTCTAACATTGTATGAAAATGCTGGTCCCATTGAAGTGCTATAGTTTCCCAACTAACGATATTCTTTACTACATCACAATAATTAGCTTTTTGTTGCCACAGATATGTATCGTTATAAGCAGAAATTGCTATATCAGCTAACTTACTAGTTTGTTCATCTTCATCAACTGTATTAAATAGGGAATTTGGGCTAATAGGATAAGGTATTTTATAGCAAGCTAGGTCTATAGCAGTTTCTTCTAATGCGCCAAAAGAATTAGTAATAATAGGAGTATTATAAAGTAAAGATTCTAAACTACTAATACCAAAAGTCTCGGGAAAAGCAGCGGGATAAAGCATGAAGCTTGCGTCAGCTAATATGTCTGCAATTTCTTTTTGTTTTATAATACCCGTAAATGTTACGTCTAAAGCTGCAATACTAGAATCTTTAGATAGATTACTAACAGTTTTACCTTGCTCATCTAAACTTCCATCTTTCATGTTATAATAACCGCCTATACAAGTAAGATGGGCACTAGGTATCTTTTGTTTAATTTTTGGCCAAACTTTTGTTACTAGTGGTACTAATCCTTTAGTAGCTGAGGCATTATAAACAAAATGATTTTTATCTTTTAACTTAATATCAGCGGTTCTATAACTAGTAGCACCGTTACGGGTTTGCCAGAATTTATGCTTTAAAGTTTCAAACATACGCCTAGTACCGTGAGATGCATTGCTAAAATAGTTTGAATGGAAATCTGAAAGCGTAAATACCTCGTCTATATAATTCCTTACTAGCATATCCTCTAAAAATTCATCTCCTTTACAAAAGGTATCGTGCATCCAGAGTACTCGTTTTTTAGCTTTAGCGCATATATGTACAAAAGGGTTATTAGAGAAAAAAGGTAAAACAGATCTAGATGATATTACTATATCATACTCCTCAGCAGTAATATTGTTAGTGTACAAAACTCCCTCATATACACCTTCTTTATCACAATTATTATAAACAGTAACATTATAATTAAGTTTTACTAATTCTTTAGAAAGTAAAATTACTGCAGATTCACTACCGCCTAAACCTTTGTACTTTAGGGTATCTCCATTATATGTTAAGCCTAAAGTATCTATAATTGCTATCTTCATATCTTTCCTTGTATATTTGTTGTTAAACTAATACTAGCATGAAATTAGCTAAGCAGCAATAGTAAATCTACTGTTAGTTACATATTTCTGCATATACTATTTTAAAATAACCATTTTTTTAGACTTCTGAGGTTATAAGTGTTGGTGTAGGATAAACTATAAACCAAGGATCCTGGTCCCTAACATTGTTGTATAGCTCTCGTAACGCCTGCCTATACTCAATATACCCTGGGTCTATTAACTCACTAAGCTCTATTGCTTTTACTACTTTATAGTCTGTATCTTTTAAGAGTTTTTTACATTGTTCTCTGATTTCGTGTTGCTTAAAAGCAGTTTCAGAATCATTAGGGCTACGTATCACCCATTGCTTGCTAGTATAATCCCAATCAATCTTTTTTGGGTACTCTGCTACTGGCTTATCAGGTACTGAAAACCAGCCAGAGTCGTCTAATTCTTCTTGTGTAAACGTCTCTTTATCGGTTCTTGTAAAACCGCTAGACAGCTTAATCCTATTTGGTAGTTGAGTAGGGTATGCCCCCCTAAACGAGTATAACATTTATTTGTTTCCTTTATCCTAGTATTTTATATAGATATACTACACCTGAGCTGGCACCCTCTGATGAGCTTTCCCCAGGCGCGCTTACTAACGCATAATTATCTGGAGCAATAAACGCTGCTAAACCAAAACTATCACTTTGGGCATTACCATAGCTATTCGGATTTATAGTAGTGTTTACTAAAGACCCAGATTCTATGTTAAACGTGTAAAGTACTCCAGAGTTTAGATCTCCTAAAGGATCTTCTGCGAAAGCCCCTACTAATAGGTAGGTATCGTTTAATGATATAGATATCCCAAACGAATCACCAACACCACTGCCGTAAGCGTTAGGATTGTTGATAGTGTATAATAATGAATAATCTGAAGTAGTAAATACATAAACTCTACCAGAATAACTTGAGTATGCTCGAGCAGTAACTACTAAATAGTCTTCAGAAATACGCATATTAATACCGAACTCTATATTAGCTAAATTATCAGGGCTTGTTATTGTATGTGTTAAAATACCACTGGATAAAGAAAATATATATAATATACCAACGTTGAATGCCTCACTTGAATCCTCCCCGTAGGCGCTTACAACAAGAGTATCGCCGAAAGCTGCTACGCCGAGACCGAAGTAGTCAGAGTCAGCTGTTCCATAATTATTTGGGTTAGTAAGGGTGTGTAGTAACGACCAGTCAGTAATGCTATAAATATATACCGTCCCGGAACCCAAATCTTCTTCGGCAGCGCTGACAATAAGATAATTACCTGATACAGCTATTCTAACACCAAAGCGGTCTCCAACACTTGTGCCAACATTATTTGGATTATCTATAGTATGTACTAACGAGTAGTCTAAGGTAGAAAATACATAAACCTTACCGGAATTGTCGCCCTCAACAGAATCTTCCCCATTAGCACTGATAATAATATAGTCATCTGACATAACTACTGAGACACCGAATGCGTCTCCAGCACTTGTACCATAACCATTCGGATTATAAAATGTATGCAGTAAAGACCCGTCAGTTTTTGAAAATAAATAGGCTACACCTGCAATAGAACCACTCGCATCATCCTCAAGATAACTAGTAGCTAATATATAAGTTCCGTGCATATACACTTCACGACCAAACTGGTCGCCATCGCTAGTACCATATGCATTTGGGTTGGCTATTGTTAATTCTAGACTATTAGACAACCCCGACCAAATACCGTAAAGTTTATACAGGTATGTATTGCGCAAATCCCAAACACCGCTAGCTACCTCTGTGGTAGGTATATTTTTAATCCCTATAAGCCCGCCATTACTCATTTATACATCTTCTGTTCCAGTTGAGGGGAATGCTCTACCGGCACCCCAAATTATTCTTACAGCACCGCT